TGAGTGACTATTCACCACTTTACATCTCGAGTGGACACAGATCATTATAGCACTAGTCTTGGAGGCTAAGATTAATGCTTTTGATAATATAGATGTACTCCAGAGTCCGATGACTTGGTATTTGAAACAGTTTGGAGTATAATAAAAATTTAGTAATTACCACGCTCTACCGGGAGTCAAAACCGTTTTTAAATCCGACATGAAAAACTTTAATAATAACCCCACCGCTTTGTCACACGAATGCCGAAAGAAACCCAGACGCACTCGTACAGCTGCAGTTGAATTATTAATGCTTTTCTCGGAACTCGCAGAGAATGTTGAACTACCAGAAACTGTGGACGGCAATGTAAAGGTCAGCCCGTCTTCAGTTAATGTTCATGCTCAAATGTTTTCTGTTAATACTAATGTTAAAATAGACAATGATACGAGAGCCTTTTTAAGCAATCTTGTAGATCCAGTACGTAAATTGAACTCAACTATAGATACTACTGGGGAGTCTATTACCTCTGCTGTTGGTAATTTGGGTAATTTACCAACTAAAACTAAACAAATACTCACTTCTTTCTTTGAACAATTATTTGGGAAAGATGTTATTAGATCACGCTTGGTGGTATTGTCTACATTGGCTTGTTACCGAATATGTAGAGGAAGCCACTTAACAACATTTGAAAGAATGGTAGTTCTGTGCGGATGTATGTATCTCTTGTATGATTGTATCGAACGAGAAGGTCCCGCAGTAGATGTTTACCTCATTCTATCAAGTATTTGTATTGATGTAGTAGCTTTGCTATTAAGTCCTGATACAAGTATGTCCCAAGAATACCGTGAACAAGGAGAAGGATTCACTATGGAATCTTTAGATGATAGTGATGAAAGCAATGTTCCGGTGACAGCTCAGAATGGTAACGATATGTCTTTCGATATATCCCAAATAGAGTCTCTTATTGACTTAACCCTAACTGGTCTTGGACTTACCAATGCTGTTGCTTCAGAACAGAAAGCTTCCTTGTTTAACCAACTCAAAGATATAACTTCTATGCGTTCTAATTTTCAAAAGATGATAAAGAGCTACATAGATATTATTGTAAACTTTGCGAATTGGATTGCACTAAAACTTTTCGGCCAACTCAACTGGATAAGAAAATCCACTGGATTGGTAGAAGCTGATAATATTATTGAGAGAGTAGATAGGTACGTAAGACAATCGTATTCTGGTACTTTACCTTATTCTAGAGGTCTTGTTGGTGATATTGAAAGTTTGAGAAGTGAATTGTCAGATTTGATAAGATGTACTCCTCGAACTGAAAACTCGTCTGGAGTAATTGTAGAGCTCCAAAAGAAAGCAAACCAGTTAGAAACTATTTACCAAGCATTGTGCATAAATCCTAAGCATAAAGCTGGTTATAGATTTGAAACTATTTTGATATATTTAGATGGTAAGCCTGGTGTAGGTAAGACCACAGTATCCAACTTTATAGCTGCACATTGTGTGCGCTTAACTACTAATACTGAGGAATTTAAGCACTTTGCTGAAAATACAAATCATTATATCTTCCAAAGGAATCCAGAGAATGAATATTGGGATGGTTATAGATCACACCATAGAGTAGTCAAGTATGATGATATTGGACAGAAAAGAGACCAGATTGGTGAAGATCAATGGTTTGAAATTATTCGGGCAATAAATGTTGCCCCTTTCCACCTTCACATGTCTGGTATAGAAGATAAGAGGAATTGCTATTTTGATTCCCCTTTTGTAGTTGCTACCTCCAATATTCCTCATAAAAAGGAAGATTTTATATCTAAAATCAAGAGTTTAAACTATCCAGAAGCGTTGTACCGTAGATTAACTATTACTGTAGAGCCTATAGCAAACACCTCAATTTCTAATAACGGTAAGATCGACAAAGAACTCTTCGAAAAAGTTGAAGTTCCTTCTCCCTTTTATTGGAAATATAAGGTAAATGGTCCAGGACTTACAGACAGAACACTATCATGGAGAGAATTCAGTCAGTATTTAGAATCAGTATATAATGCCCAGCTTAAAATGTTTGATAGAAATGTTTTAGGTCAGCACGCTTACAATCAGTCTTTATACGATGAAAAGTACGCTGATTTATATAAGTCAGCATTACCAGCTGATATTCGTTTTGATAATTTCTTAACTAGAGCTAGTAATGCTGTATTTGATGCTGCAGATTCTGTTGTTTATTCCAACGATGATACATTACGTTCTTTAAAAGATTCTGTAATAGGTGGTATGACTCAGAATAAACAAAAAGAGAAAGAATTACGGGAAGCTACTAAGATGCCAGGTTCTGTTCCCGTCAATGCGCAAGTAGGCTCTCAATTTGTTTCAGATTGGGAGAGTGCTCATCTAATGACCAGTTATGTTCCTGATCCAAATGATGCGAATGGCTTAACAGCTGGAGCTTTAGTTCAGGACGATTCAAGCGAATTTTCTTTTGACGCTGAAGAAACAGATTATGGCCATGTCTTAAATTTGTTAAATTCTAAGCTAACATCGGAATTTAAAGTTAACTATGTAGATCTGTCTACTCTAGTGAGCGATGAAGAAAGAACACTATTTGACCCTATATGGGAACAATTAGCTCAACGTCTTTCGGATGATGACATTGAAATACTAGTATCTAATATGTGCTCCGCAATGAGTTTCCATGGTTTTGTTTTGCCTAATGACCCTTATGATGTTGCATGTCTTTATTACTGCAAAGAACCATTTGCAGCTAATACTTTCAGACATGTACTACTTAAGAAATCTGTGTGGGATGCACCATATGGAAGTTCCTATGTTTTACCTGGAATTCAATCTGAATCTAAATTTGAAAGTCTAGCGGAAAGAGTTAGATCAAGTCTAGGTTTGCCTTCTATTGAAACAATGAAGACTGTAGCTACAGTTGGTTTAGTTTTGGTAGGAATATGGAAAGCTTCAGGTTTGGTTGTTTCTATAGTAGGATATATATTTCCTTCTATATCTGCCCAGTCTACCACTCATTTGTCTAGAAACAAAAATGTTAAGACAAAGGTAAATGTTAAGCAACACTTGAAATCTATAAAACAAGTACGTTCCGTAATTCCACAAAATGGAGACGAAGAAACTAAAGAATCGAATTCAGAAGAGAATTGTGATTCAATTGTTAAGAAAAATGTTATTCAAGTAAAAGTCGTTTCAGATGGTAGATCATATCATATTGGATATGCTTTAGGTATCAAAGAAAGTATGGCACTTTTTCCTACGCATTTTATTTCTACTGTGATGGATGGTCACTTAGAAGACTCTATAATGTTCGTTAGAGGCTCCGTAACTGTTTCAGTACCGGTGGTGCAATTTTTAAAGACCGATCGTTTCATCGTCTGGACAGAGAAAGACCTTGCTTTATGCGAGTTACCTGCTAATCTTGGAAGATTCAAGGATATTACAGGAAAGTTTGCGAAAGCATCAGAAAGACCAATCAATGCTGTACCGATACGTATCCCAATTCCACATGCGAATATACAATATGGTACTATGGCTAAGATTGCTGATTATTCCCTCACATATAGTGTTGGTCAATCGTTTTATGACACCAGAAACGTTATAACATATCCCTGTAAAACTAAGAGAGGAGATTGTGGTGCTCCAATCCTCAGAGATGATAACTTAACCCAACAACGTGTTGTTTTAGGTATTCATATAGCTCGAGATGATGTACAGCAAGCATTTAGTGCTGCTATCTATCAAGAAACGTTAGCTATAATGTTTTCTGAGTTAAATGAGGACAAACCTAACTACCCTCCTCTTGAAGTGCAAGCTCAAGGTGGCATTCCCCAATTTCTCGAAAAGTTTGAAATTTTGGATTCTCACCCAGCTGGTTCAAACTTCGTGTCTGCGAAAAATAATATTTCTCCTAGTCCCGTTTATGAGTGCAATGATTATCATGTGCCTCTCACTGCCCCAGCTTTGCTTAAGTCAACTGGGTCTGTGGATCCTTGGGAAGTGTCCTATAGACGCTACAGAAAAGAACCTTGTGATAATGTTGATCAAACAGCTCTTCAAAAAGCTTATGAAGATTTATGTATTTTTATGACTTCGCAGAATACTGTTAAAGTCACACAAAGAGTGATCTCTTTAGCAGAAGCAGTTTTTGGTGACCCGGGAAATGAGTATCTTGATTCTATTAAGACATCTTCTTCTCCGGGATTTCCTTATAAGAAAACTTATCCAAGATGGAAAAAGGATATTTTTGGTTCTAACACTTTTGATGAAACAACAGAAGCTTATTCACAATTAGCTTTCGAAGTTGATAAAATTAAAAGTGATTGGATAAAGGATTTGGATCCTCTCATAGTTTATACTGAAAATTTAAAATGTGAAAGAAGACCAATTCACAAGGTAGCAACAGGTGCCTCAAGGGGTTTTTCTGGTGCACCTTTTCCTTTTTCAGCCTTGGTTAAGATGTATTATTTTACCGCTGGAGAGCTCATGATCCGAAATCGAATCAAAAACTCTTGTACGTCAGGTGTTAATGTTTATTCTGCAGAGTGGAACGAATTAGCGGAAGCTATTTTAGGTTTTGCTTTTGTAGATGAACAAGATCACAGCGTAGACTTGCTTGGTTTTGATGGAGACTATAGTGCTTTCGATGCAAATCAAATTGTTGTCGTTATGAACAAATGTTTTGATTGGTTAGATAGCCAGTATCCAGATGCAACTGAAGATGATAAGCTTGTGAGAAAGTATATTCGTAAGAACATTATTTACTCCAAGCACATTTGGAAAGATGTTGTCTTCAGGACCGAAGGAGGGAATCCGTCTGGCAATTGGTTAACAACACATATTAACAACCTATATAATCTATTGGCTTTTAGATACACGTATTATCGTGCTATGCCTAGTACCAGAGATTTATTCCACTACCATGTTGCTTTACAGGTAGGTGGAGATGATAATGTTGGATCTTTTGATCCTATGACTATTGATAGGTATAATATGCAAGTTGTTATCCAGTACATGCCTGAAATTGGATGTAAGTATACTTCCGCAGATAAATCTGAATCCACTTTGGAATATAAGGATTTTCATAATCTTACTTTCTTAAAGCGAACTTTTAGAAAGTACGAAGGAAACTACATTGGTCCAATTGACATAAATTCAGCATTGGAGATATGTCAATGGACAAAGACAAATAGAATGGATATTTT